TCTTTTGCATTTAATGAATTTTAAACAAATATAATAATTTTATTTATAATTAATCTAAATAAAAATAATTGTTGAAAAATAATAATCAATTTGTATTTGTATATAAATAAAAAAAAGCCCTGATATTCAGAGCTTTTAATTTTACATAGGTGCCATAGGAGGAGGCATACCTCCGTTTTTGTCATTAAAGACAGCCTTTTGTTCTATATTATTAGTATCAACAATCATTTGCTTACCCATCTTATTGTTATCAATCATAATCTGACCTTGAGTTTTTGCATTTATTTCATCAATTCTTGATGCCTGCATATCTTCTCTATTCTCTAAAGCCATCTGCTGTTGAGCTTGCAATTGTTGAGCCTGCATTTGCTGTTGAGCTTCTAATTGTCTTTGTTGTTGTTCAGCCGCAGTTTGTTGTATAGTTTTCCAAGCGTTCTTTAATATGTTCTTAGCTTCGGTATATGATTCAGCAGTTTCTAATTGCATTAAATCTTCTAATCTTATTTCTTTTGCATTTAATGAAACTTCAGCTAACTGCATAATCTTATTCTTCATTTCAGCATATTTACCTCCGTCCTGAATGGTAACTCCATAATCTTGATAGCCAATTTCTTTTTCTATTACTAAGAATCTTTGCTGAACATCTCCTAAGATTTGCTTTCCTTTTTCTACCTTATAGAATCCATAAGACAATTTATAGTATTCGCACATCTTCATTAATACTCTTTCTGTGAATTTATTCATTCCATAAAATAAAGGAGTAGTAATGTTTTTAGAAGCTCCAATTGCTATTTGAGCATTGGTTACTGTAGAACTCGCAGCAATATCTCCTTGACGATTCTCGTTAATCCCGGTAATTAAATCTAATGTTTGACGAATATCATTCTTTAACATTACTAATTGCTGGAATGTAGCAGATAAACCAATATCCAATACTTGTATTAAGTCTTGTAAATTAAGTTCTCTTCCCGATTCGTTACCATCAGCCGAAGTATCAAAGTCAATAAATCCATCATTTACGGCATCGTAAATAATTTCTTTCATTGTTCTTTTTTGAGGTAAAGCAGCTCTGTTGTATCCGATAACCTTACCTTTTGCAATATTCAATTCTTTTAATATCTGATACATGCAAATATCAAAAGCAGAATCAAAGTTTTCTACTATCTGCTGTAAAGAAATTCTTATTCCATCAACTGTATTAAATAAGTATCCAACATAAGACATATCAACAACCCTGTTTGGATTATCTACTCTTCTTGGCTGAAATTTCTTTCTGCCTAAATCTAAGCTAATTACACCACCGATTCTAACAGCCTCGCGAATATCTTCAGCCCATTTAGTTTCAATGCCTAACAATTTACCTTTTTCTACAAGCTTATCGTAATACTCTCTGTTGTTCTCATACTCAGCAGCATCCATTTGAATAGTGTAATACTCAGATGAAGGATCTAATTCTAATTGCTTTTGAGTTTTAGGAGAAAGTTTATAGTAAGTTGGTACATAAGAAATCCATTCTATATGAACAACATCCATACATAAATCACCATTGATTTGATATGTTGTCGCTCTTCTAGTCCCGGCATTTTGGTTTCCGGTATTTTCAAACGCTTTGAGCATTTCTCTTTGCTCTTTAGTGAGATTGTATTTCCTTAGTATTTCGGAAATAGTCATTCTATACCTTGCGCCCTTTAATGGAGCCCTTTCAATAAAGTCATCCCCCTCTATTTCATCAAAGATAGCATCACGAGGATCTATCTTTATATAATTTACATTACCCTCTAAATCAATATCAATCTTTCCGTAACACATTGAGGTAATTTCCAAATCAAGAAAGTTCTTTGCAAGTTTATTTTTCATGTCCAATTCAGTGATACCGTTTTCCAATATCAACTGCATAACATGCTCATTCTTATCCTTGAAAGTCATTGAGTTCCAAACCTCATCAGGATCACCCTCCGGTAACTTCATTCCCTCAAGAACGTCAACGCCAACTTCTTTAAGTTTAGCTAATTCATCACGCGCCAAAAGAGCCCCTCTAACTAAATCAGCTTCATCTAATTTCTTAATCTTAGCATCAGAATTTATAGTAGTTACTGTTGGTTTAAGCGCTTGATTAAGCCACTCACCTTTAAGTAGTTCTATTTTATTCCTTCCTAATCTATAAGAAATGAATCTTGATTTGTTTTCTCGGCCATAAGTTTTACCTATAAATCTTAAAGCATCTGCATTCTTAATACCATTATAGGTATTATACAATCTGCTCATTATAGAGTAAATGTTATTTCTCCTATTTAAAATAGTTTCGGCGTAGTTTAGATGAAGTTTCACCCACTCTAACGTCTTATCCTTTTCTGGGATGTCCTGTCTTGGAAAGATCATTATAATTAAATTTCGTTATTTAATTTAAAATACCATGTTGGTAAATTTTGCCTAAAAATACAAATAATAATGATTTTTATTAAATGTTATTTATTAACATACTATTTACCAAATAAATCATGGTCTTGTTCTATGCCTTTTAACTTTGGAGGATTAAAACTAAATTCATCATTTAGTAAGTATTTATTGTACTTATCCTTTTCTTTTTCGTCTCTAGGATTCAAGGCATTAGATATATCCTGCATTAACGATATGCCTAAAGCATCCGCTAAATCATTATCGGAATCATTTGTATATTCGTCATAAGCTTTTAATTCGTCTATTAGTGTAGGGAAAACTATATTTTCTCCATGATCTAATATGTAAGACTGCATAACAGCAACCATTGCAGGTCTTGACCATTTGTTTAAAGATACCCCGTACTCATGAGTTTGCTCACTATTTGCCGATTCAAATTTCTTTGGCCTTCTAGCTAAATATCTTCCGCCTCCATTAGATTTAAAGTACTCTATAATAAATGGCTTTGCAACGTCCACTAATACCGATGAGTTCAAATTGTAATAAATAGCTACCTTTAAACACATCTCATAAAACTTTTCCTTTCTGTCAGGACGATTCCTAACAACGCAAACAGGCTTCATTTTTGGAGCACTAGGCAATCTGTGGTCTCTTATCATTACTAGCATGGCTCCCAATGACTTAGATGTTTTAGATTGATCCTGATCGTAACTATCAATCCCGGCTGAGTAAAGATTATTTACACCAACCACAGGATGTCCATCGATTGAAATCAATACGCAGTCTTTCTCTAAATCAGTATCTTTTGCCGGGATAGCCTCAACTCTCAAAGGAACCATTCTTTCTCCTTTGTCATTTTTTACAAATTCTAATTTATACTTAGCGTATTTCTTTGGGCTTGATGCTAAATCAAATCCTACTTTGTTTAGCAATTCAATATCGAACTTGTTGCTAGATACCTTTTTAAATACTTCTTCTATTGTCAATGGATTGTTTTGGCATTCCTCAATCCACCCCTCTATATCTCCAGTATCCAATAAGTGTTGCCTTACTCTTTTGATGTTTTCTTCAGCAGCCTCTTCGTCCTCAATGCCCAACATTTCGTAAGGCTGATATTTCAATTTTAAATTAGGAACTTCTTCTACATTCTCGCCTAAGTCATTTGTAGCTCCAGCAAAGAATGGATGATAAAATCTAGTTCCCTTTATAAAGAATCTGTACATATTATACGATTCGTAATTGTGCCACATTTCCTCAAAATCTTCTCCGGCAGAACTTTTGTTACCACCTGTTGCCCAAGTCCAAAAGTTACCTTTTTGAACTGAACCGTACATTAAACAAGCCTTAGTTGCATTAAAAAATGCTTTTAGTTTTTTGAACTCTACTCCCTCTTCTGCAACCACATCATTCAAAAATAAACCTTTAAATAAGTTGGCATTCTGAAACATTGTAGCTACATGTATCTTGTTAAATGTGCCTTCTTCCCTTTTACCATTCTCATCAATAACATCATAACATGCTGTTATTTCATTAGTACCCTTACTCCTTAATCGTAATTCAGGAACTAATATGTTATCATGAACTCCCCACTTCTTCATAAATTCTTCGGTATAAGTAGAAAGTCCTGCTGCCACACCTGCATTATATCCGGGAATAAACCTGTAACCATAATCAATAACCATGTTATTAAAAGCTTCAGATAATCCTCCCCTACGTTTCTTAGGGCCTATAAAGTTTAATCCGTTCTTTTTACAATGCTCAATAACATAGGCTAGTTCTAAATGCAAATCACAAATATCTGCATTACGTGGTCCTAATACAGTATCGAATATCTTAAAGTTAGCATAGTAGTAATATCTTCCGGGAATAAACATTCCGCCAGTTTGATAACCATGAAGTATATAATATAGCTGTTCCTCCCAATACTTTTCCCAATCAGGAGTTCCTATTACGCTTTTATTGTACTTGCTGTCAGCATACTTTGGAATCCCATGTTTTGCCACAGGATTCGGACAAAACGATTTTCCCTTTTTATAGGGGTATTTAGGTACACTCATTTCTTTTTCTTTCTTAGTAAAGACATATATCTATCTCTGTTTCTCTGAAACTTCTCCAAAAAGGACAATGTTCCACCTCCGACTACTTTTCCCTCCTTAGCCACTTCATCGTAAACCTCAGTTTCCAAGTCTCTAATGGATTCTCTAATGGCATTAATAGATTTGATAATCCTTGCTATTTCTTTTTCGTCAGAAGCCAATACCATTTCGTCCTGCAATTGATCTATCTTTGATTGATAGGTTCTAGCTAATTCAACTTTTGGATTGTATTGTAAACTAATGTACGCTTCAACAGCTTGCTTGATTTTATCTTTATCAAATATGTTTTTATCGTCATTACCGTAAACATGAACTAATGCTTTTCTGCGCCTATCCGAATCCGCAAATTGCCTGTAAGGAGACTTGTAATCATAAGCTAGTATAATAGCCAATGTTTCTTTTTCATCCAATACAGTTAACTCCGGACACAATCTGATTGCATCCGGGTGCAAAACAGCCGTATTCTTTTCATCTAAATAAAATAGCATGTTACTTAAATATTATAGTGTCACTAACATTTGCCTTATTGTCATTAATCAAAGAATCGTATTTTCTTGACCAATAAGAATCTTCTTTGTGGTGATTACTGTACTCTTTTGCGTATATAAAAAACATCACTAAAAATCCCACTACCAATAGCAAAAATATGCCATTATAAAATTTTATTGTTTCTTTACAGTTTTTCATTAGTTAAATTTTGTTTTCTGATTCTTAAAATATGTTCTACTTCTGGTTTTAAATACATCACTGGCATATAAATATGCTTCATGTAGTTGTCAGGAGGAATAAACCTAATTCCTAGTTTCCTGCATTGTTTGCCCGTTAATTGCTCAAACATGTACGCGTAAATGCTTAACTGCAAAGAGTATTTAACAAAGTTACAATCTTCCAAATAATCAAATGGAGGATTTAATCTAGTTCCGTATTTATTAAAAGTTTCTATGCCGTTACGCATGTTAGTCTTATAATCTTCTACGTCAAACTTAGATCCTTTGCTTTTACTAATCATGCAAATCATATCGCTCGTCCCGGCAATTCTTGTTTCATCATGATACAAAGTCAATTCATCGTAAACCTGATAATAGTCTTTGTAATTAGAACAAACATCTATTATCATTTCTCGTAAATCTTCATCTTCCGGGAGTATAGTAGCAAACTTTTTGTACCTCTCTAAGGCATTGTGAATCCTAGTTCCATGATCAGTAGATTTTGTAGCAATATCTTTCCATTCCTGCAAAACTGATTCTTGACTAACACCTCTCTTTTTGGCAACCATAGCGGATACTTTTTCTGAATCAAACTTGGTTCCTAAAGATCCCAAAAGTTTACTAACACTGATGTATTCTTCGCCTGTTTCATTATTAAAGTATTTATGCTGAACAGGCTCTAACTGAACTTTTGGATTAAATAGCTTCATTAGAATGCAGGGGCTTTAAATGCAGGCGGAGTTAATGGTATTTCTAATGGTTCCAATTCTTTTTGATTGTCCAAAACAACAGGCTCAATTGCTTCAACCTCTACTTCTTGAATGTTTAATTGAACGTCAACATCATCAATCTCCAATTCGTCATTAATCAAAACAACTGCTCCCATTTTCTCCAATATCTCTGTACACTTGTCTCTCTTTTCTTTGTTGCTCATGTCCTTAAATTCTTTAATCAGAACATCGTCATTTTTCAACTTAGCAAATTTCTTTAAGAACTCAGCCTCATCCAGTTTCTTTTTCCCTGCCATGTACTCATGAGTTTCCTCTACAATCTTAGCAATAACTTTTACTACTGTATCAAAGTGAGAATACCCATCAGATACTTCTACATCCGGCGTGGAAATCTTAATGAACTTGTCACCCAATGTTCTCATTTCACCTGAAATCTTAAAACTGTCGGAGCCATTAATAACCAGTTCAGTAATCTTTGTTTCGTCAATAAGATAATCCTTGTGCATTACAGAAATAGTCTCATTGTAATAACCACACAATTCTAACATGAAATTTCTCAAGTCATTAATAGAACTTTCAAGGTCATTGTGAATAGGATGTTTCCTTTTTTCAATATGCTCATTGTTCCATATCAAATTGTCCTTCTCCTGAGGGTGCATGTAAGTAACCTCAAGTCCTTTCAAGCCATCATCCTTTAGCCTGATCTTCGTGATTTGTTTCACTGTTTTTGTCATCTTTATTTTGGTTTTTATTGTTTACTTGTCTGCAAAATGTATCCTTCTCCATCCTCTCTAGCCTCTCCCGATCAGCCCTAATGCGAAGCTTTATTGATTCTGCTTCTATCCACCATTGTATTCTTTCTATATCCATAACCACAAATGTAATAAATTATTTTTAATTATACAAAAATACAAATTATTTAGTTGATAATCAAGTCAATTAATTTTTTAACATTTGTATATTTGTACAAATAGAATTTATTTATTATATTTGCTGAAAATTAATTACTATGGAAAAAGAATTTTGCAATTACAATCAAAGCTTGCAATTAAAGTTAATCGGGTTTGATGAACCTTGCTTGGCTAGGCACGCAATCATTACTGAATGGGAGAATCCAACGGGAGAAGTAAAATTTCAAATGATAGATTGCTTGAAATCTGATAAAAATTTGATAAAAGCACCACTTTACCAACAAGCATTTAGATGGTTTAGAGAGAAGTATAAATATGACCACTCAATAGTTATGATGAAACACCCATTTGGAACTGATGAGTATCAGTATCTAATATTATTAAATGAAGATGAATATGTAAAAACTGGGTTTAATACCTACGAAGAAGCAGAAGATGCTTGTTTAGATAAATTAATAGAAATAGTTAAAAATAAATAATCATGGAAAAAGAATTTAAAGTAGGAGATATTCCTTACAAGATTGTCGGGGACGATATTTACAGACTTCCCTATGAGAAAAATCACAAGTGCTTTAGCCTTAAAAAGCTGTGTCCTACATGGCAATTAAAGTACAGACTGAATGGTCAAGTATATTCAATGGAGCAAATAGAAGCTATATTCCTTAAAGAAAAATAATATGATAACAGTTGTTTCATCATCACTAAATAGCAGTGAAAGCTACCAAGAAAAAAAATTCCGCGAGTTCGTTAATATGCTTAAAAAAATAATAGAAAAAGATATAATCCCTAACTTCGGCAGCAAACTCACAATGTCAATAGAGCTAGGTTTATTTACATCCGATAATTACGGAAGCTACAGGATTCCATTCACAGACGATTCAGGTAAAGAAGTATGCTATATTATAGCCGATACAATAATGGGAGAATGGAAAGTTTATAAACCTAATAACAATTAATATGACACAGCAAGTGAAAAACTCAATTAAAGACTACATCGAAAGATTAGATCAAGCCAACAACTATTTTAAGTTAACCAAAGAACAAAAGAAAGAAAGAATGCGTAATATAAAAGCAATAATAAACTTTTTCAACAACTTAGAAAAAAACAGCGTGTTCAGTAAAATAAAAACTGTTTACCCTATGTCGCATTCTAATCAAAAATTAAGAAACGTTCCGCTTAACTTTAAAAAATAAACATGAAAACACACAAGTACAAATTAACAATCTACAACGGCCGCGTGAAAGTCTATGTAGACAACTACGTAATGTTCACTTTCAACCAAATAGACTTCAAAGGTTACTATTCATACAAAGACGATACCGACCTCTACGGAATAGACATATACCTCATGAACGAAAAAGGCGGTGCCACCACAATGGAGATCTATTTCAAAACTAAACAACATTGGCTTAATATTCTTAAACTGCTAGATACTCATTTATGATAGTCCTATCTCTATTTGACGGTATGTCATGCGGGCAACAAGCCCTCGAAAGAATCAATTGCAAAGTAGATAAATACTTCGCATCAGAAATTGATAAACACGCTATTAAAGTTACTATGGCTAACTACCCCGATACAATCCAATTAGGCGATGTTAGATCCATTGACGTTTCTCAGTTACCAAAAATTGACCTGCTTCTCGGCGGTTCACCATGCCAATCTTTTTCATTCGCCGGGAAACGTAAAGGAATGTCAACTAAAGATAATGTCGAAATTCTTACCCTCGAACATTACCTTGAACTTAAAAGCCAAAACTTTGAGTTCGAAGGGCAATCATACTTATTTTGGGAATACATGAGAATATTAAACAATATTAAACAAATAAACCCCAATGCCCTATTCCTACTAGAAAACGTAGAAATGGGTGAAAAATGGGAAAAAATACTTAGCAAAGCAATCGGAGTTAACGGCATTCATATTAACTCATCCCTAGTATCCGCTCAAAACAGAAAAAGAATCTATTGGACTAATATAGGAATGAAACCATCAGGCCTATTCGGCGACCTAGAAAGCATAATCCAACAACCTAAAGATAAAGGTATCATCCTAAAAGATATTCTTGAATCCGAAGTCGACCAAAAGTATTATCTGTCAGAAGTAGCCGTAAACGGAATACTAAAACATAAAGCAGAACAAAAAGAAAAAGGTTTCGGATTCGGCGCAGTTATTAAAAAAGAAAATGAAAAAATGAACGCCCTAAAAGTCGGCGGTAAAGGAGTTGATGATCTAGTACAAATAGTAGTCCACAACACAATGCCCAGATCCTCTAAAACAGGTAAAGGAGGTACAGGCCCACTAAGCAGAAACGATGGCAAAACATATTGCCTAGATACTGGGCAAACTAATGTAGTCCAAATAGTAGCCATGCGCGGAAGAAACCCCGATAACCCCTCCGACAGAACAACCGGTGCACCAACAGAACAAAGACTTGAACCACGAACAGATAACAAAACTAACTTCCTGACAACTGTTCAAAAAGATAATCTCCTTAACCTCAATAACGCAATCCGCCGACTTACACCAATAGAGTGTGAACGCCTCCAAACAGTCAAAGATAACTACACAAACCACGTTTCAGACACCCAAAGATACCGAATGCTCGGTAACGGATGGACAATAGACGTTATAGCCCATATACTCTCATACATGGAAGATTTATAAGAAAGTTCTAAAGGCACTCCTTTCTTTTTATTGTACGCAAAAACATAATATCATTCAAAAGATATGTACAAAAGTGTCTGGGATGCTATATACCCCTCTACAAAAATCGGGGGGTAGGTCTGCCTGTACGGGGGGCTTATTTTATTTTCCTACTATCTGACTGCCTTTTTTGTTGGCCGACTAAATTACATGATCCATCTATAAAATAGGATTGAATAAAATTATTTTTAGCTATGTAAAAATATTTTTTTGTAGGTAAGCCAATGAGAAAAAAAATAATAAATTGCTGCCTCACTTGTTTAGAATCATTCTAAATAATATTATTACTATGTGCCGCCGCTTATTTAGAATTAGACTAAATAAAAATATTGAATTTAACTAAACTTGGCATGATATTATTTTGTTTAGAATGTATCTAAATTATATAATATTAATACTTTGGCATGATATTATTTTATATAGACTTATTCTAAATAAAACTTTGGCA